GCTGTAACTGACATCATCGGCCGAGTTGGCGATCGTGACCTTCACGCTATTAGTCACAACGCTAGCGCCAGACATTAGATTGGGATAGGGCAGATCGCAGCTGGTCGTATCATACGTACCCGCCCATAGCGCTTCCTCTACCTGAAAACCAGGCCCCACTACCGCAGCAGGGAGCTTGCGCGCCTCCGGAATTGGAGAGGGGCGGTCTTCCTGTATAGTAACATTTACCCCGGGTTCGCGATATGCAGCCATGCTAGCCCTCCGTTGCTATCTCTTTTATAATCGGCGTGTTATAGCCCATTACTTCCTCGGTATTGTGGCTAATCCTGTAATGCGTGTTGTAGAAGATGTGAAGCGACACTGGCACGTCATACAGGTTAACACTACTCTTCTCGTTGATAAGTATAGTCGGCCCACCAATTCCGTCAACTCTCACACGATGATATCCCAATGGCTTAAAGGTGTCGTGATGCATCCAAATGGCGTTGGCAACGATGCCCGCGACTAGGCTGGCCTCGTAGTCGTTAGAAGATAGGCAGTGCAGCGCATAAGGAACGGTGATGAGCTCCAGAAAGGTCTCGCTATTTCGAGGGATATCACGCGCCATTCTGCTCTTTAGGCTTGAATACAGCAAGCGCGAGTTGCCGCGATCAATGATGATGGAGATTTTATTGCCGTCTAGCGTCTCGGCATTGGCGATGTCTTTAGCCCTGATCAGCAGATCCGTCGTTTTGGGATTGGGATTCCACTGCAGCGTCCGGTGCGCCTGTCCCACAATCACCGTCCTCGGAGTCGAGAAAAACGATTGCAGGAAAGCGAGAATGTCGTTGTCGATGTCTACGGGACTTTTCATGCCGGCCGCTCCATTCTATGACTCCATGGTTAGTATAGATGACACGGCCAGGATCCCATAATACTATGGCTCGAGGAATGGGGTGGTCTCCCATATGTGATAATCCCTCACCGGGTGGAAGTCATATAGATTAGGCACGGGGATGTCGTAAATGATATGCCCCTTAGGCACTTCGCTCATTGACATGATCTGACGCATAAACGCGCCTAGCTTTTCCGTATGAGAGATCGCCATGACGCGCCAGCGGTTGTTTTCAGCATCAACAAACACATCTCGCACTTTTAGCAGCGGCGAATTGCTAGTCCAGAACTGCTTGGTCACCTGTTGCATTTCCATGATGGGCGTAGCTTGCTGATTAAGGTTGGACAAACCCTGCTGAGAGACATATCCGAAGATGGGCTCGAAATATCCACCAGCATAGCGCGTGCCGTAGCAATAAGGACAGTCAGATACGCTAGTTTTTTGCGCTACGCTATCATAGCAAAACGTACACGGAGCTCCCCACGTGCGCTCTATTAGGAAAAACCCCGGCCTGCCTGAAAGCACGTTGAGGGCTAGCTGCTCGCGGCGAATGATGTCATAGGCAATAGCATCTGGAGTGTTAAGGTTAGTCACGGCTGGAGACACCACCGGTGCTCCGCTACCGTCCCTATAAGTCACCCTGTAGAAATGCCGTCTGCGGAGGTTGTACTGATTGGCGTCCCAATCGTGATAGAACTCCCTATCGACTAGCCCTTGAGCAATTAGCGTCCATGGCCCATCAGGTGTCTCTGAGCGCTCTATGTCGATTGTATAATCAGTCCCGCCGGGGATATTGGCAATCTCCCACGATACCGTCATGTACCGCGGGTGAAACGCATGGACACGCACATTGGTGAATTCAACCACTATGAACCGGTTTGAGCCGCCGACTCTAGCTCCGGAGGCATGTCAGATAGGCTGTCGCGATTTGGGGGCGTCTTGCCAACCCCGCCGATAGCCGCCGCGACTCCACCTACGCCTAGCAGGGCTAGCAGTGATGCCGCTATGTTGCGATTGCGATAATGGCGCGTGATCGACTTGACGTAATTATTATAGGAATTAACAGCAGCCGCTCCTCCGCCCAGGGTCAGGCCTCCCAATACAAGCCAGGGCAGCCACTCGGGAAACTTCTTTTTCTCAGGCACTAGCGAATTGGGCTCCGCTAGCTTAACGCGCCCATTATAGGTTGTAGTAGCTGCTATGTAGCCCACTGCCGCCCTCCAGTACGCTGGCTATGTTTGCCGCTTTCTTCATGTTAGCCGCTTCTTGTAGCGCGCCCTGCCTGAAGGTCATAGCCCAGGCGCGATACTCGGAGGATTTCTCGGTATCGCTGATGGTCAACCCGGCGTCTGAATACTGCAATGAATTGCGCGCCTTGAGTATACCGACCATCTCCAGGACGTACATCGCGGCAAGCTCTATTAGGATGGATGCGCTGGGGAAATTAGCGAATCCATAAGTCGTGCCAATTGGCAAAACTCGCGTGTTGAAATGGTCAAGCGCCAGATCTAGGGCTAGACCTAGCTGGCGCTCTCCCGATTCTTCGTCAGTGTAATTCAGCAGCCGATTGAACGCCGGATGGTCCCTCAAGAAGTCGCGCAGATATCCTATGTAGTCTGCTCTGGAATGATTCGCCACCGCGGCTGCCTCCACTCATGATTAGAATTCTAGCTGCGTGCCCTCGGGCAACGACTCCGCGTAAAGCAATATCGCATTGACGATTGCCTTAGCGCTGCGCCCGGTATACTCAATCTCGTACTTATCGGCCAACGCCTTGAGGGACTTATAGTCTAGGGCTTCAAGGCGCTCCATGAGAGTAGGCTCTGATGCTGGTTCCTCTTCTTGTACCTCGGGCTCCACCTCAGGCTCAGGCGACCTGCCCTCTAGCAGCTCCCGGGGAGAAAGCTCAGGCCGGCGTGGGGCGACCTCCGGCTCCACCTCTTGAGTGCTATCTCCAGCCGGGACAACGGCCTCAGTCATTTGCTTCGGGGTGCGATCAGGCAACGGACCGTCATGGCTAGCTACGGGTCCGTCGGCTAGGGGCGGCTTAGGCTTAGGATGACGGGGAAGTGGACCCGCCTTCCCCGTCGACCCCATCGTGCTCGTGGCGACAAACCGCAGATAGTCCTTAGTGGCAATCCACGCCAACAGGCTGTGCTCTTTGGGGATTTGGATAACGGGAGTCCGCTGTCCAGCCCCAAGGGTCCAAAAGCGCATCCTGTTCATGGGATCGTTGATAGAACACTTAGGGGTGCCATCACCACCTAGATGCTCTATATAGCCACTAACCGTATCAACTGGACGGGACACACTGGGTTGCGCCTTCATGAGTTAACTCCCTCGTTAGGATGCCACGCCCAGGGTGAGCTTGGCAACGGAATTGACGTTAGAGATCGTGGTGCCGTACTTACGCCAACCCTGGAACTCAACCATCCTGAACTCGCTCTTAACCTCGAACTTGGTATCCTGCAGCACGTAGTGAGTGCCGAGGAACTCGGGGTCAGTGAACGCCCAAACCGTGCCGGGGGCGACGGCGGTGTTCTTGATGGTGACCAGGAATGGCAAGCCACCGTAAGTCGTGCTAACGAAGCCCTTGGTCAGGATCTCAGCCGACAGGGTGTCAGCCTCAGGTCCCGCAAGCCGCTTCAGGTTGTTAAAGTCAACGCGGTTCATCACGATCTTGGTGCAGTTGAGCTCGTTACCGTCGATCTCGTTCTGCAGGGCCGATAGCGCATCCATTGTTAGGATGTTATCGGGCGACGTGATGGATTTGCCGCTGTGAGCGACAGCAGCCTCGCAGAGCCGGCCGAAGAAATGCTCGTCCTGCTTGCGGATGATCTCCTTAGAGGCGATATCCGTGAGCACCTCGCGGGCAGGATACCTGATTGCCAAAAGCTCATCCTCACTCTTCTGGAGCCGCTCGCTAGTAACAGTCCAGATAGGAGTGATGAAGCGCTCGCCCTCGAAGTACTCACCGGTGGGATTGCCATCCCAGTTGACTTCTAGAGCGGTGGCCTCAGGCTCGAGCTCGTCGATCTTGTAGAGAGCATCTCCGACCATGGTGGGAACCAGGTCGGCGGGGGTGACGGTCTCGGAGGGGATGATGTTCTCCATCATCAAGCCCTCGTATACCTTCTTACGGGTATACTGACCCATCGCCATAGAGAGCTTCCTACGCGTACCCTCATCCTGGAGAGCCTCCAAGAAGCGAGCGTTGTACTCGGCTCCCATCGCACCGGAGTTGAACTTATCAGCCATTACGTTTCACCTCCAACTTACGGTTATAGGACAAACGGGCTAACGATCTTGACCAGCATATAGTTCAAGCCGCGCTGGAGACCACCGGGCGGAACTATGCACTGAGCCCAGACCACATCACCCGTTGTGGCGGGGGAGAGGAAACCACCGGTATACGACTTGCCGTCGGCGTAATAGGTGATCGTGCAGTTCTTCACGGTCAGCCAATCGCCATTACCGAAGTCGCCACCCGAGGTATCGTACGCGTCGATCTCGGCAAGGTACTCACCATCCAGGATGGTAACCTTGTCGGTGCCGAAGCGGTCCGTCCGGCCTAGCGTGTCATGGAACACGCAACGGCAGACCGGAGTCTCTCCAGACCCCACCGTGCCCATCTTAGCCGCCTTGTTGTCGGCGCCCCAGTGGATAAACTCACCACTGAGGAACTCATCGGTAGTCGTGGCGATGGGAATGGAAAGATTCATCAACTGGCTCATAAAAGTCTTAGGCTTTACCATCTGAGTCTACCTCCTTAAAGCCTGTGCGAGAAAACTGCTCGGTCTACGAGAGCGGCGGGATCTCCGCCGGAGGTTGCGGGCGCCTTGCCCACACTCCCAAAGCCCTGATAGGCCGACAGGCCCTTGCGGGCCAAGTTATCATAAAAATCAAAGTCGCGACTCGACATCTTCGTAAGAGAGAGCGCCTTGTCGTAGAGCGTAGCGCCCTGTATGTCGCCTAGTAGGCCGCGGTTGGATAGCGGTTCCACGATCTCCACGGCCCTTGCTAATTTTTGAAGAGCATCGTCCAGCGCCTGGATCCGCTGGGCAGACTCTTTTAGTAATCCAATCAGTTGCTCTGTGCTGTTCATCGTCCTACGCTGACGGGGCTGCTATCATGCCCAGTTGCGTGATGCGGTTCTTGATGCTTTCACGCAGAGCCAGCTCTTGCGTGCTGACATCCTCGCCGGAGAAGATATCACGCAGATACTTGTCCAGCGCCGCCCCTCCATCACTTGATCTGGCCACCTTGTCCAGGGCTTCAGCCGTGTGGACAAGGCGGTCTATCAGCTCGGCGTTAGATGTCTTCACCTGGGCCGCATCAACGCTGGCGCTTTTCAGCAACTCGTCAATCTCAGCCCAGCTTAGCGACATGCTACTCTATCACCCCAGCGCTCTTGAGAATTGCGTAGACATAGTCACGCGTGGTCGGCATAGCCAGCCCCGCGGCCTTCTCCTCATCCTCTAGAGCCTCGGCGGTAGAAAGCAGCGCCTCGCGGTCCTCGTCATCAACCTCATCGGGAGCCGCATAGGCCTCAAGCAAGGCGTCGGTGAGCTCGGGATCGCCCTCGTCCTCTAGGGCGACATCCTCTTCGGGCATGTCCTCAACTCCACCCATAGCCTCGGCTAGGGCCTCGGCGACCTCAGGATCCTCAGCCAGCTTGACGATGGCGACCTTCTGCATTAGATCAGTGGCAGCGCGTGCAGTGGCGGCCTTGTAAACATCCCCAGCGGTCAGTGCGCTAGCGGCCTTAACCAACCCGGACATCTCGCTAACCGTTCCCATGATTCCTCCTACAGTAGCGCGTCGAGAAGACGCTCGAGCTGAGCCTGCGGGTTTTGTGCCGCCTGCTTCGTCATTGCCTTATACTGGGCCGCCCTGACCAGGATGGCCTTGGATGCTATCTTCAGACCATTAAGATAACCCAGACGGGCAGCCTTCTCGGCTTCAGGCGTTGGCGTGCCATCCTCCGAGATGGCCGGGGCGTTTTCGTCGATAGGAGCCTCGTCGTCACCCTCGGACTTGCATCCCTCTTCAGCCCTTTTGACCCTGGCTTCCTTAGAGCCCTCAAGATTGGACTTGGGATCGCCCTCCGTGGGAACGGGCGGATTGCCAGCCTTGTCGCCCGTGGTGTCGCTAACATCCTCGGTGGAAGGCTTAGCTGGATTGTCGGGGCCGTTCTCGGCGGG